GATATGATACAAGCACTTATAGGACCTATAGCTAATTTAGCAGGTGCATGGTTTGAAAACAAAGTTGCCAAAACAAAAGCAGATGGCGAGGCTAAAGTGGCAGAGGCTAAAGCTCGTGCTACTGTTGCAGAGAAAGTTGCAGCAGGCGAGGTTGCATGGGAAGGTAAGATGGCAGATGCAACAGTGGATTCTTGGAAAGACGAGTTTGCATTAGTTGTGCTATTAGCTCCTGCGATACTAGTCTTCATTCCGGGTATGAGAGAATATGTTAAAGAAGGTTTTACTGTTCTTGCTCAATTGCCTGATTGGTATCAGTACCTATTGTATATAGCCATATCTGCATCTTTTGGAATTAAAGGTGTAGGACAAGCAGCAAAGATGTTAAGGAAAAAGTAATGTTAAAATTTTTTAAATGGTTATTTACTAGTCCTAATAGAGACTTATCTAAACACAGACTACACACAACTAAGTATCAAGATTTATGTATGTAAGGGAGACAAATGAATTTAATAAAACTACAAAATGAATTAGCTGATGACGAGGGCATTAAATATGAATTATACCTTTGCTCAGAAAATCATTTAACCGGGGGTATTGGACATCTTATCACAGAATGGGATGCAGATTACTATGGTAAACCTATAGGATACCCTGTACCAAATGAACAAGTTAATACTTGGTTTGAAAAAGATATAGACGTTACAATAAATGATTGTAAAATTATTTTTGAAGAGTTTGATTCTTTGCCTGAAGAAGCACAATTAGTAATTGCAAATATGTGTTTTCAATTAGGAAGACCAAGGCTATCTAAGTTTAAGAAGTTTATTGCGGCAGTTAAAGAACAAGATTGGGAACGTGCAGCAGATGAAATGAAAGACAGTAGATGGTATAAGCAAACAACTGCGAGAGCAGAGAGATTGATATCTCGCATACAAATATTAGGAGTACCAGTATAATGTCAGCATCTGATAATAAAATGATTGAGGCTATAGCTAAGATGTATCCAAAGCTTAAAAAAAGTCAAATCACTAATTTTGTAAAAAAGAGAAAGAAAAAACCTGTGACTGTAGCAAGTGTTACAAAAGTTAAAGTGGGTGTAATACCTGTTAAGAAAAAGAAAAAAACAAAGAAGAAAGTATAATGGCAAAAGAACTAACAGAAAAGCAACGTAAATTTTTAGATGTGCTCTTTGATGAGGCAAATGGAGATGTTACACAGGCGAAACTACTTGCAGGCTATGCACCTACCAGTTCTACGTCTGATATCGTCAGAGGCATAAAAGAGGAGGTTCTAGAGGCTACTCAAATGTTTATGGCACGTAACGCACCTAAAGCAGCAGTTGCAATGGTTAGTGGTATTAATGATCCTACAGAATTAGGTATGAGAGAAAAAATGACAGCAGCAAAAGAATTACTTGACAGGACAGGTCTAGTGAAGACAGAAAAAATGCAAGTAGAGTCTACAGGTGGTGTTATGCTTATGCCAGTCAAGAATGTACAAGCAGAAGATGAATAGTAAGTAAGTTAACCGAGGAGAATAAAATGGACTACAGTAAAATGAGTAAGTCGCTTCTTTTAAAAAAATACGGACCTTTTATTAAAGAAAATTTTGGAAAAGAAGAATTTGATTATGTAAAACGTGAAGACGTTGATGGAGTAAGAAGCTACATAATATCTTTAGACCCAGAGCCGGTTAAAAAGTATGCGGGTGGGTTATCTACTAAAAAGAAATATGTTAATGTAGTTAAAATTGTAGACAACCGTAAAAAGAAGTAATGAATAATAGAAGTATAGGAACTTGGGAATTACCCCAACCAACAGATTTAAAAGAAGATGATGAGTGGATTAAAATACCACGTATAGCTAGAACAGTACCGTTTGGCTACATCCAAGATGAACAAGACCCTGAAACCCTTAATCCTATAAAAGATGAACTAGATAAATTAGAAATGGCTAGAAATTATGTTAAGCAATATTCCTATAGACAAGTAGCTAATTGGCTAACAACACAAACAGGAAGATACATTTCTCATGTAGGACTAAGAAAAAGGTTAAAGAATGAGCAAAGACGTAAGAACCAAGCTAGAAGCCTACGCAAGTGGGCAGAGTATGCAGAAGCGGCGATCTCCAAGGCGAAAGAAATTGAAGAAGAAAGAACAGGTGCAAAAGCCTATTCTTGAGTCTAAAGTCCAAGAGGTTGAAGATATAGAAGAACTACCCATTGAGCAAACGCACAATGTTATATTTAAACCAAATGAAGGACCTCAGACAGAATTTTTAGCAGCTGGAGAACGAGAAGTGCTTTATGGTGGAAGTGCTGGTGGCGGCAAAAGTTATGCCATGTTAGCAGACCCATTAAGATATATGAGTCATCCATCATTTAGTGGTCTGTTATTAAGACACACAACTGAAGAATTAAGAGAATTGATATTTAAATCTCAAGAGTTATATCCAAAGATATATCCGGGAATTAAATGGTCAGAAAGAAAAATGCAATGGGTAGCACCATCAGGTGCAAGGTTGTGGATGTCTTACTTAGATAGAGACGATGATGTATTAAGATATCAAGGTTTAGCATTTAGTTGGATAGGTTTTGATGAATTAACACAATGGGCAACACCATACGCATGGAATTATATGCGTTCTAGATTGAGGTCAGTAGCACAGGACTTACCAATATTTATGAGAGCAACAACAAACCCGGGAGGTAGAGGTCATCACTGGGTTAAAAAAATGTTTATAGACCCAGCTCCATATGGAAATTCATTTGATGCTACAGATATTGAAACAACAGAAGTGCTTAGATACCCAGCAGGACATGCAAAGGCTGGTAAACCTTTATTTAAAAGGAGATTTATCCCTGCACGATTATCAGACAATCCTTACCTTGCAGAGCAAGGGGATTACGAGGCAATGCTATTATCATTACCTGAACAACAAAGAAGGCAATTACTTGATGGCGATTGGGATATTAAGGAAGGTGCTGCATTTACTGAGTTTGATAGGAATATTCACGTTGTTGAGCCTTTTGCTATACCAAGTAATTGGGTTAAGTTTAGATCATGTGATTATGGTTATGGTAGTAAGTCTGGTGTTCTTTGGTTTGCTGTATCACCATCTGAACAAATTATTGTCTACAGAGAACTCTATGTTAGCAAAGTCCTTGCCACAGATTTGGCAGATATGATATTAGAGCTAGAAGAGAATGATGGTGGCATGAGATATGGAGTATTAGATAGCTCTTTATGGCATAAACGTGGAGATACAGGACCTTCATTAGCAGAACAAATGATACAAAGAGGGTGCAGATGGAGACCATCCGACAGAAGTAAAGGCAGTCGTGTAGCAGGTAAAAACGAGATACATAGACGTTTGCAAGTAGATGAGTTTACAGAAGAACCAAGACTAGTGTTTTTTAATAACTGCGTTAATGTAATCTCACAATTACCAGCTTTGCCTATTGATAAGAAGAATCCTGAAGATATTGACACATTATCAGAAGATCACTTGTATGATGCATTAAGATATGGTATAATGTCTAGACCACGGTTTAGCTTATTTGACTATGACCCAAGAGGTGTTCCAACACACTCTATGCCGGTAGCTGATGCTACATTTGGATATTAAGGATATAACATGGAAGAAAATGAAGAAATAATAGTAGAAAGTGAAGCAGTATCACTAGAAGATTCTGAAGACACAAACACTACTGATGTAAATACCACAAACATAATACCATTTGTTATGGAAAGATATTACCGTGCAGAAGATTACAGAGAATTAGATGAGCAAAGATGGCTAAGATCCTACAGAAATTATAGAGGTTTATATGGCTCAGATGTACAATTTACTGAAGCTGAAAAATCTCGTGTATTTATTAAAGTAACAAAGACAAAAACATTAGCAGCCTATGGGCAAATTGTTGATGTTTTATTTGCTAACAATAGATTTCCGTTAAGTGTAGACCCTACGGAACTACCAGAAGGAGTAGTGAAAGATGTTAGTTTTGATCCTAAAGAACCTGAAGAACTTCGTGGAAGCACTAGTTTATCAACCTCACCTTATGGCTTTAAAGGAGATGGTAGAGACTTACCTAAAGGTGCTACTGCAAAAACTTTGGAAGGTATGCTTGGTCCTTTGGAAGACAAGCTTAAAGATGTTGAAAACCTTAAAGCAGAAGCTGGTAAAACTACCACATCAGTTACGTTTAGTCCTGCGATGGTTGCGGCAAAAAATATGGAAAAGAAAATCCACGACCAATTAGAAGAGTCTGGAGCAAGTAAACATTTACGTAGCACAGCTTTTGAGATGGCATTGTTTGGAACAGGTGTTATGAAAGGACCTTTTGCTGTTGACAAAGAATATCCTAGTTGGGATGAAGAAGGCGAATATGATCCTACATTAAAAACTGTGCCACAAGTATCTCATGTATCTGTTTGGAACTTTTATCCAGATCCTGATGCAAATAATATGGATGAAGCACAATACGTGATTGAAAGACATAAGATGTCACGTTCTCAATTAAGAGCCTTAAAAAAGAGACCTCATTTTAGAGGTGAAGTTATAGAGGCTGCCATAGCTGAAGGTGAGAACTATACAAAAGAGTCATGGGAAGATGATTTATCTGACTATGCACCTGAACATGGAATAGAGAGATTTGAAGTTCTTGAGTATTGGGGTATGTGTGATACTGCAATGTTATTAGATCAAGAGGTAGAGATACCAAAAGAATTAGAAAAGTTAGACGAGTTACAAGTTAATGTATGGATATGCAATGGCAAATTACTAAGAATGGTTCTTAATCCTTTCAAGCCATCAACAATTCCATACATGGCTGCACCATATGAATTGAATCCATATTCATTCTTTGGTGTAGGTATTGCTGAAAACATGGATGATACCCAAACTCTTATGAATGGTTTTATGAGAATGTCAGTAGACAACGCAGTATTATCAGGTAATTTACTTATAGAAGTAGATGAAACAAATTTAGTTCCGGGTCAAGACTTATCTGTATATCCGGGAAAAGTATTTAGAAGACAAGGTGGAGCACCGGGTCAAGCTATATTTGGCACTAAGTTTCCAAATGTGTCACAAGAAAATTTACAACTGTTTGACAAAGCTAGACAACTAGCAGATGAAAGTACAGGACTGCCATCATTTGCACATGGACAAACTGGTGTATCAGGAGTAGGTAGAACTGCTAGTGGTATATCAATGCTTATGAATGCGGCAAGTGGTAGCATAAAAACTGTTATTAAAAACGTAGATGATTATTTACTTAAACCTTTAGGTGAAGGATTATTTAGATTTAATATGCAGTTTGATTATGATAAAAATATAAAAGGTGACTTAGAGGTTAAGGCACGTGGAACAGAAAGTCTAATGGCTAATGAAGTTAGAAGTCAAAGACTCATGCAGTTCTTACAAGTAGCATCTAATCCTGTTCTTGCACCTTTTGCTAAGTTTCAGTATGTTATCAGAGAGATAGCAAAAGCTATGGACTTAGACCCAGACAAAGTTACAAACAACATGGATGAAGCCTCTTTACAAGCAGAGCTTATGAAACAATTCCAAGCACCCCTAGACAGTCAGCAACAACAGCAACCACCTGCGGGTACAGACCCTATGGACCCCACGGGGGCAGGAGGAGCAACTATTGGCACTGGAGTAGCACCAACTCCGGGTGAGCAAGGATTTACAGGAAGACCTCAAGATGGACAACAACAACAACAGCAACCAACAGCAAATACTCAGCAGCCTCAAGCCGCTGGTCAACAACCTCAAGCTCCTGAACAGCTTCAGTGATTACGTTGACTACCTAATAGCACAACAACATAAGCTATTAGAACAAACAGATAATACTATTACAATGCATAGAGCACAAGGTGCTGTTGCATTATTACGCAGACTAAAAAGACTTAGGGATGAAGTAAACTCAAACAATGGCTAATGTAAATGAACAAATGGATGAGATGTTAGGCAGTAGCTATATAGATGATACTACAACTAAAATGCCTTCAGGTTTTGAAAAAGTTCAACGTAAGTTACGTGCAGAAGATAGAGGTGAGGGCAAAGTCTTTGTTGATAAGCCTGATGCAGACGAAAGAATAAAATCACACATGACAGGCATGGCAATAGGTAGTGCGGCACTTCCATCTGATGCAGTGTCTTTAGCAAATGAAACAAGTCAGTTTGTAAAGAATGATGAATTATTATCTGCTTTATTTCCAAATTTAGCTAATGCAGCGGATGGACTTAAAACAATTAATGAATTTGTAGGAAGACCCGGGTTTGAAGAATTAATAAAAGCTATGGGTATAAAGTCTGATCCCAAGAATCCAGATCAAATTGCTGGTGAAATGATGTCACCGGCTTTTTATGGTCCTGCCGCAAAGACCATTGCTAAATTATCTAAAGATGCTTTAAATTTATTAGATGAAGTTACAGCCTCTGTTAAAACTACACAGTTACAACCACAAGGTGCTAACATAGGTGCTATTACAAAAGTTCCTGAAGTAGATACTTTTAGTAAACCTACTATAAATTTAAATGAAGTAGGTGGTAATACAGTAGCAGGAAAAAAAGGACAAGCTGATTATGTTGAAATGGAGAATAGGGCATTAAAGATTTATAAAAGCAAAGATAAAATACCTAATGAAATTAAAGACAATATGTATTATATGACAGGTGCGTATAGAGATGCAGAGGGTTTTTTAAAATATAAAATACCAACTGCTGATGCTCAACTAAACGTAGGACTTTTATCTAATCCTAAAATAAATGTAATAAGCAAACGTGATTTTTTTAACGCAGATAATTTACCTACAGAGGGTCTTAGATTAGAAGAAGTATTAAACTTTAAAGATTTATATAATCAATATCCTGATTTAGCTTCTAATTTAAGAAAAAGAACAGCAAATACAAAAGAAATTCAGTATGGTATATTAAAAGATATAAGAGTTAAAAACTTTGATACTTATGTCAAAGAAAGAGGCTTTGATGAAAAACAAATAGAAAAATTTAGAAACAGTGGTACAAGAGCTATATATGCTAGAAATGGTGAAGTAGAAACTATATTTGTATCTAGTGGTAAACTTAATGAAGTCAAAAGTGATTTATTGCACGAGATACAACACGCAATCCAAAGAAGAGAAGGTCATCCTACAGGAGCTGCACCTGAAGACTTTTTATACAATGAAAAAACAGAATTTGGTGCTGCCTATGTAGATTTGGTAGACAACATAGCTAAAGAAAATAAAATTTTAAAAAATGATTTTATTAAAACAGATGGTTATTTAGATAATGTGATGTCTGACACAGATAAAATTTTTGACTCTGCTGTAGAAAAATTAATGCTGATTAAATTTAATAAAACATTTGCTGACGCAAAACAAGGAACAAAACAATTTTATAAACCTATACCTGTGGATCAGTATCCTAAAATAACTGATAGGGGAGAGCTTATAGTTGATTCTACTAAAAATTATGAAAGTTACAATCTCAAAACTGTTAAATTTACATACAATGAAGAGCAAATGCTTAGTAACCTTGTTAAAAATGATGACTTTTTATATTATATAAGTCAACGTCTTGTGTTAGCTT